AAGATTGGGAAGACGAAGACATGCCAGTTCTAGAGCACGTTATACAATCTTACGATACAGCTTTTATGAAAAAACAAACCGCAGACTTTAGTGCTATAACAACATGGGGAGTTTTTCGTCCATCGGAAGATGAACCACCAAATTTAATTTTAGTGGATGCAATCAAAGGCCGGTATGAGTTTCCAGAGTTGCGTAGGATCGCGCTTGAACAATACGGCTACTGGAATCCGGAAACTGTTATAATCGAGAGTAAGGCATCAGGATTACCTTTAACTTATGAGTTGCGTAAGATGGGTATTCCTGTTATAAATTTTACACCTAGCAAAGGCAACGATAAGCACACTAGGGTTAACTCGGTATCACCTCTGTTTGAGAGTGGCCGAATATGGGCGCCCAAAGAAATGGAGTTCGCACAGGAAGTTATTGAAGAATGTGCAGCTTTCCCATATGGCGATCATGATGACTTGGTGGATAGTATGACCCAAGCTGTTATGAGATTTAGACAAGGTGGTTTAGTAGAACACCCTGAAGATTATAAGGATGAACTACTGCCAAAACGACAAAAGGTGTATTATTAATGGAAGAAGAATCATACGCAGATATTATTGATGCTTACGAGTCTGGTGTAGGAGTTGTGGAAGGAGAATCCTTGACTGATTACATAAAAAGGAATAATATAAAAATCAAAGAAATCGACATGGATCCCATGGGCGATTTGGAAAATATTTTAAAAGGAAGTAAACCTATGGAAGAAGAAGGTATCGCACAATTAGCATCAGCAAAAAAGATTGATCCAAGAGTTACAATGGAAGCTATTGTAGAAGAGTTTATTAGAAAAAAAGGTAGAAGACCTAGAAGTATTGATGAACTAAAAGAATTTTATTTTGAAATGCAATCTGGTAGAAAAGGTAGATCAGACATGATGATGGCATCATACGAGCCTGGTAAATATTCTGATGAAGAAATTGAAATGTACGAACAGTATAAGTACGATATGAACGAGCAAAGACCTGGAATGCCAATTATGGAGATAGATGATTTCCTAAGAATGGAATTAGGCAGTGCAAGAATGGGTGTTCGAGCTGGAGGATTACCAGGTATCTTAGGAGTTTAAATTGAAACTCCATCATTACAATGAAGCCTATGCACATATGGTCAGGCGAGCAAAGTTCGCTGACGGTACACCTAAACCTTTACCAAAACCTGAACGAAATTTTTTTGACAAACTAAAAACTTTAAAATCAGTTTCCAAAGGCATAAGCCCTGAATCCAGACTCCGGTTGCTAGATTATTTTATTCAAGAAGCTTTGACCAAGGGTCAACTAACCGAGGAACAGGCATCAGGAATCTATAACCAACTTAGAGAAGACAAAGATAAAATTAGAGAACAAATCGATACTTACGAGAGAGAAAATTTTTCAAAAGGTAGTAAAGATGAACAAAGAAAAATAGCTGACGATGAGTATTATGCTAGTTTACAAAAAATTATAGAAAGAGATCCAGGGGCTAAAAAATTTTTTGATCCAGATGACATTACTTATCCAGCGATGGATAAATCAGGTAATTATAATTACAAAGGTATTCAAGTAGGATTTAAAGATCTAGATAGATTTAAAAAGTATGCAGAAAAAAGAGGACTAGATCAAATATTATCTCCAGAATCTACTTTTGAAGAAAAAATAAAAGAAGGTCAGTATCCAGTAGGCATATTTGAAAGACCTGTTGAAACAGGAACTGAACCTATGGATTTAAGAAAAATGTCAACTATCCTTCACGAAGCTAGACATAAAATTATGATGAAACCTGAGTTTCAAAAAATAATGGATAAGTATTTTTTAAAAGAAGAAACCTTTGTAAGATATTTAGATAAAGAATTTTTTCCTGAACTAGATGCTTATTTACCAGACTTTGAGTATCCAGAAGAAGCTGACAAAATATATAAAAAAGCTGTAGAAGAATACAAAGATAAATTCACTAAAGAAGATAAAGGTTTTATAAACAAATTAAAAAGCTTTTTTGCAGAAGGTGGACGAGCAAATTTTTCAGAAGGGACTAAAAAATACGACTATTCAAATCCATTACAAAAAAATCAATACGTCATGAGAACTGACGAAGAGATACAAGCTATTATAGATGATCCTAAATATAAAGACTACACAAGAAAAGATTTTAGAAACGAAGGAATATTAACTAGAAAAGAAACGGAAAGAGAAACTTTAAAGTTTAAAAACTTCGGTAAGAAAAAGAAAAAACCTGAAAATATAGAAAACGTAAAAAGAGACGAGAAAATAAAAAAGACGCAAGGTAGTAATATTTCAGTTAAAGGATCTGGTCAAACAGGAAAACAATTTAGTCACGTATATCCATTAATTGAATCTGCAAAACCTGGAACTAAAACAACTTTTGTTATCGATGCAAAAATGAACAGAGCATTAGAAGGATATAACAAAATAGGTCAATCGATTGCAGAAGCTCAAGAATTTTTAATTAAAACAAAACCAGATGGTTATAAAGAAAAAATAGTAGAATTAAATGCTAGAGCAAAAAAGAATGTTTTAAATGCTGTTAATAATTTAGGAAAAGAATTCAAAGGTCAAATAGGATATTTTCAAGTAGATCCAGATACCGGTGAGTTTAAACCAAAAGCAGGTAACTATAAAATGTCCTTTGCTGGTATTGAGGGTGAAAACAAAATTTATAAAGATATGACGGGAAAAGAAAGAAAAGACTTTGAAAGAAAAATATCAGCAATTGAAAAAGCAAAAACAATACCTGGTGTAACAACTGCTGATCAAATTGATAGACCTGAGAGTTCAAAATTAAGAGACTCATTTAAAAAATTTGGTAAGTATGCAAAACAAATTGCTAGACCTGTAGTAAGAGTAGCAGCACCTTTTGTTCCTGTGTTAGGCACAGCAGGTATGGTTATGGGTGGAGCAGATGTAGCAAAAGCAGCGGAACAAGGATATACAAGTCCAGATGAATTAGCACTAGCTTATCTAGCGGGACCAGAAGCTGCAAAAGGATTAGACTCACTAAAAGAGAGAGTAAGAGGACAAATAGATGAAACAGAAGAATTCGTACCCTAAGATCTGGCTCCTGCCGCCTAAATCAGGACCCGATCCACAAGGGTTGAATTTAAACTATAATGCTGTTAAAACAGTAAAATTGGAGAAAACAAATGGCAGACAAAATAGACAAAGCCCTAACACAAGGGCCAAGATCATCAGTTAATATTCCAGGTGAGGAAAAAATAGAAGAAGCTATTGAGCAAGAAGTAGCTGTTGAAGAAACTAAAAAAGGACCAGTAGAAATGGTCGAGGAAGAGGATGGGTCAGTTACAGTTGACTTCGATCCTAATGCCGCTTCTCCAGAAGGTGGCGATGAACACTACGCAAACTTAGCAGAATTTTTACCAGACGATGTTTTAGGAGAACTAGGATCTGATCTAACTCAAAAATATATGGACTACAATATGTCCAGAAAAGATTGGGAAAAAACTTACACACAAGGTTTAGATTTATTAGGTTTCAAATACGACATGAGAACAGAACCGTTTCAAGGAGCAAGCGGTGCAACTCACCCAGTTCTTGCAGAAGCAGTTACACAGTTTCAAGCTTTAGCTTACAAAGAATTATTACCAGCGGATGGACCAGTAAGAACACAAGTTGTTGGTGCACCGAATGAAGAAAAAACAAGACAAGCTCAAAGAGTAAAAGATTATATGAATTATGAGCTCATGGAAAAAATGCATGACTATGAGCCCGACTTCGATTCAATGTTGTTCTATCTGCCACTAGCAGGTTCAACATTTAAGAAAGTTTATTTTGATGAACTTTCTGGTAAAGCAACATCGAAGTTTGTTCCGGCGGATGATTTGATTGTCCCGTACTCAGCTACCTCATTAGATGACGCGGAGGCAGTCATACACCGGATTAAAATTTCTAAAAACGAATTAAGAAAACAACAAGTTGCAGGTTTTTATTTAGATGTAGAATTAGGTACACCTGGTTATCAAGAAAACGAAGTTGAGAAAAAAGAACGAGAACTAGAAGGTCAAAGAAAATCTAAAGACGATGACATATATACTTTGTTAGAGTGTCATGTTAATTTAGACCTTG